CCGGCGTCAATCGCGTTTACAAGAAACGCCCTGCCAACACTGTGCGAAATATACGCCGGTCTATATTCCACGATTGATCGTGTAAGCATTTGATTTAGTTCATTTACTTCTGCCGAATAACCCCGGCCCTTTCCGTCGTTTATTAACATTAGTCTATCTCCTGGTCATTTATTTCGTGATTGGTTAATATTGATAAATGGAAATTCATAATTTTTAACTGCTTGGTCAATTCACCCAATTCTGAAAGTATCTCTGTTTTCATAGACTCCAGATCAACTTTCTCCCATTCCAAATTGCCGGTATTCCATGCCCATAATGCGGTAAACAGCGCACGGCTGTCATCATCCATGCCGATGTCGTCTGGTTTTTCGGTGGTGGTGTTCCTTCCGGCTATGACACCGGGATATCCTGGGCTATTGGTTCCCGCCATTTTTCTCTCTTGGTGTGCGTTTAAACGATTTCATTTTTTCGAACATATCCTTGCTGTCTGCCACCTGCAGCATCCATAGCAGGTAAAGCCCCACCGATCTCTGGCCTTCCAGAAAAAACGTGCGCGAATTCCCGGTAAACGTGCAATCGAACAGGTGGCAAAAAGATATCAGATCCCAGATAACGTCTTTTCCTGCCGGTATTTTCGAGATCAGCTTATAAGATCGCAGCAGTTGCTCGTCTATGCTACGCGCCTGCGCTTGTTTTTTAAGATCAACCCCTATTTCCTCGAATAATAATTCCTCAAATTCGTTCATTTCTGCAATTCCCCTGCTTTATTGGCGGCATCGGCAAAAGACCTAGCCGCATCCCCGCCTTGTTTCAACATTTCAACTTCTGCCATTAATTGTTGCATCTGAGCTGCCTGTTCCCGCCGCGCCTGCACGATTTCATCCGGCAATGTAAGGTTAGGTGCCAATGCCAGACGGTCAGAGGTTTCCTGCATAAATTGATCCCAATCGGTTTTCTCCACAGACCCCGGCGCAATAGCCGCAACCGCAGTGGCTGCGTCCAGATATGCCCGCATATTCTGCAAGCCAATCATCTTTTGCGCCTGCGCCAGTACGCTGATGTACTCTATCTTTAGCGACTGCCCCATCAACTCAAACGGGGGTGGGGGTACAGCCCCGGCGCGACTCATAATCTGAAACACACGTTCCAGAAGTGGGTTCAGAACTTCATGGATATACCGCTCGATTACGGGGCCGATTAGAATAATTTTCTCCTGTGATCTTTCCAAAACTTCGGTTGCCGTCATCTCAGGCCTGTCGGCTATCAATAAAAACAAGTCCCTCTTAAATATTGAATGAATTATTTCCCTAACCCTTTCAATTTTTAACTCGGCTCCCTGATAATCAAATCGCATGTCGAACAGTCGCTTGACGACATCCCTGTTGTCGGCTCCCGGGGTATAATTTACGCCTCCCGGCAAAGAATTCACTTTATCCTTTAATTGCATCGGCACCAACAGGGCAGGGTCTGCTTCCTGGTGAAATGCTTTCAGGGAAGTCTTGTGCATAGTCTGCAACATTTTCACGATATTAAGAGCCATGTGCCCCGGGCCGTGTCCATATACTTCAGATCCATTCACCGACCATCTGCCAGCGGCAAACGGCAGTTCCTGATACCCCCCGGTACTAAGTAAATTATCGGTTTTCTGATATTCAAAATATACCGACTTAAACGGCATATTAAATGAGTCTTCTTTTAACGGGTTGCGGTTAATATTCGGTTCGATAACATGCACTATTTCAAACCACTGCTGTTCTTTTTTATTTCTCGCGTTTTTTACTTCCTGGCTTGCCGTGTCGGGCCAACGCTTTAGTATCTGTCTTCCGGTCATCCAGAATCGTCGGTATAAAGTGTCCACCTGCCCGCTCTGCGACTCGGCAAAACAATACTCACCGGGAGGACAGCACCGAAATCTCACCAAGGATTTAGGGTCTTCCTCGCAATAAGTCACGGCATTCCCAAACGCGGAATTATCCTCATAATGACCATGAATGGTGTTGTAAAAATTAGAAGAGGATAAAATCGAGTACATCTGATTTTGAACGTAGTAACACCATTGGGCAACAGGTTCGAAATTCAACAGATTTTTATTTATCGGTTCCAGCTTAAACCACGGTTGGCTCGGGGAAGACAGACCCCCCTGAGTTCCGGACGCCAGCATTTCGTTGTCTTCCGTGGCAACCGGGTCGATAATTTTGGAATACCTGTCTTCTTTGGTATGGGGTTTTTCACCATCAATGTTGAACAACCCGCGCTGCGGAAACACATATTGGGATATTTCCCGCATCTTCTTTAGGGGGCCAATGCGCTCGTCTTCCAATTCCTTGAGCCGTTCGGCATATTTCTTTACTATTTCCATATCATCTCCCGATCAACGTCGGTGTTTGGGTCATCGGCTCCCCGAGTTCGATATCACCCGTCAGTATAGTCTTGTCTCTGCCGTACCTACTGCGCGCCTTTTTGCGGGCTTCTTTTTCGGCCTTCCTTTTTTCTGCTTCAATATCCGGCAAAGGGGGCGGTGGGGGTGGTTCGGGTGCTTTTGGAAACAAATCGCCAATAATCGGTATATTCCCCATTTTTAACTCCTTATATATTGTTCGGATACCGTGAATTCCACCGGATCACAAAACCCGAACAGTTTTAGTAATTTGGTATATGACTTTTGATCGGAAAGTTTGCCCGCCTTAGTCGCAACTATGCGGGTGGCTCCCTTACCCTTAATAACTACCAATGCGGTTTGCCAGTCATCCATTAGCCGTTTCAGCACGCCATGGTTCCATCTATGCACCTCTAGATGAAACAAGCAATTTGGCGGATATCGAAAATCCAGCGCAGCATTGGCATAGACAATTCCATTGGATGACATCTCGTAAAACAAGGGCACATCATCCATATTTTTAAAACATAACGGTTTATCTTTTAAAAACCTGATCATAAAATTATATTAAAGCGTCCGGGGCAAGGCACCCCGGCCCGCCCCGGACGCGCCAAAGGAGGTCGGCGTGCAGGGGAACACGCCAAACAGGATGAAAACCACGGGCAAAGCCCGTCCCATGACTCCTTGGATCATAGGTTCAGTTACCCTCCCCGGCAATATCGTAAAGGCCGTCGCACCAATGTATGCAGTCGCTGCCGTTCAGCTTGCGGTAATACAGACACACCCAATCGCCCGCCGTTTGCGGTTTTTCGCGTTTTGGTTTGTAATATTTACAATCTTTTTGCTTTTCAGCATTACCCTTGTGTGGACATTCGGTCACTTTTTGTCATGCTTTTTAGCTAAATAACCGCGATAGGCGCGTACTGCCTTTTCCTTCGACGTGTATATACAATCGCCATTTCCTATGGCGAACTTACCGTTTTGTCATTTTTTTACTGGCATTAGAATGTCAAGTCCTGATTAAAGTCTAAAATATCATATTTATTATTCGCAAATTGCGGTTTTAATGTTGCACCAAAGCCCTTCGGGTGAATGGTGTCGGCAAACGTCATGGCAAGCGCGTCCGCCGCATCCGGACTTCTGCCCAGCTTGGCGCGTACGTCTTCTTTGCGCTCGAGTTTAAACCTGTCACTGTCATCATAATAGAATTCCGGAGCCGTCAGATCCGCCCTGAGTTCCTTGTCTTTAGGTATTGCGCCACCCTTTTTCAGCCAATCCGCCATTTTCCAGTACATTTCGGAGCGCAGGTTATAAAACTCAGCCGGATTTTTAGCCCGCTCGGACCCCTTGACGGGATAGATGTTCTGATAATTGGACTCCACGAGGTTCCAGTAAACTACCCGCCCCGGTCCAATGGCGTCTATAAACACGCCGTCCGGTTGCCATTGGTCGATCTCTCGCTTGACCACCCGGATAAACTCCATTTCATTCATCGAGTATTTTTGCAGGTCGAACGATGCCAGGCCCTGCCGTTTGATAATCGTGGACAGATCCAACCCTCCCTCACCCACATCGATGCCCATAATCTTTGATTCGTGCTGATACCCCGATTCATGGATTGTGCGGTCAGCCGCTTCCAGCGCCAACTCGTCTGATATAAGTTGCGTGGCGGACGCGCGGGGTTCCATGCCTTTGACATGCACGCGCACAAAATCGGAGTCCTCACCGTAATATTGGATCTGACGTTCTATTTCCTCTTTATTAGTTAGCTTGGAGTTGCGGGAGTCCACAGACTTGGTGTGCCAGCGGAATTTGTCGTCTTTAAAGCAGGATGAAAATCGCCCAGTGTTTTTGGTGGGGTTGCCGAACGCAATCCATAGACTTCCCGGGGTGGTCATGTTGCCCTCAGTGACCTCCCAGATAGTGTCGTCTATTGCGCTCGCTTCATCAAATATGGTTAAAACATGCTCTTCGTGGGTTCCCTGGAACGCTTCTGACCGTTCCGCGCTCCATGGAATACAAGCTGCAAACCATGTTTTAGGGAATTCGTTATGATAAAAACGGGTTGCGGTGTGGGTAAACCAATGCCGGTTGTGGGACAGGTTGTGCCATTTGGCGACTTCACGCCAAGTTTTGGTTTCAAGCTGGGGTTTGGTATTGGCGGTTACAACGATTTCGGGATGGGGCCGAGTGGACATAAACCAGTTGACAATCCACGCAATAGTGGCGGTCTTGCCGATCCCGCGACCCGACCTTACGGCTATACGTGTGGAACTAAGGGAGTTTTTCTCAACCTGATTGCCCAGTTCTTTGAGGATATTTATCTGCCAACCATCCGGGCCGTCGTGGTTGCGTAGGACACCCTCACCCCACTTATAATTGAAATAAACAAACGCAAGGGGGTTGTAAACCAGTTTGGCGTAAGCCTTGACTAAATCTGCATCTGTAGAAATAGCTCAACTTCCGATCTCCCCTGATAATAAAATAATTTATTGCATTTATTCTATTTTATCCCCGACAAGATATATGCCATAAACCTGGATATTCCCATCACACTCATCGATAAAATCAATGGCATCGAAAATAGAATAAAATACCGCTGACATTATACCATCCTGTGGGGGGTAGAAACGTACCCACAGATTTTTATACACAACCACCAATGATGGTTTGACATACTCAAAAGATGCCAATCCCTCATCTTCCGGTGCTGTGTATACGGTAAAACCGGCGGTCGACAAAAAAATAATACAGACTAACAAAAAAATCGGTGATTTTTTAAATAAATTAATCATACAACCCCCTGTTTGTTATAAAATACGTTGTATCCAACAAAATGTGCCGTAATTCACAGTGTAATTACCGCATACTTCCATTACGGCTTCCCTTACACCGTCCTTGTGTATATCATGCCCCATTACAAACCCCCCGGGGCACACCTTCGGGCGCCAATCTAATATATCCTGTTTCACACTCTCATAGGAATGATCGGCATCAATAAGAACAAAATCCAATGAGCGATTTTCGAATCTATTAACAACCTCATGGGACCGACCTTTATGAATTACAAGACGGCCTTCGTATCTGTGCGCCTGTTCCAATAGGTAGGGATACGAATCTGTAAAATCATATTGTTTCCCGCAATATTCAGGATGGTCGGGTTGCTGTTCAAAGATATCAACCGCGTGCATCTTTAATTCCGGTTCGTAATCCAGCAAAAACAGTGTTGTGCCCCCACGCCACGCTCCGAGTTCCACCCCGACCCGTAAGTCATAGCATTTAACAAACGACATCACCCACCCGCGCATCAACCAAGCAAGATTATAATACAGTTTTAATGGGTGGTCCTCTATAATAATTCCCCTGTTCATGTCACCCCTATATTTTTATAGGTTCTAAAATAGGATGTGCATAAAAATATTTGTCGATAAACCAATCCGCATTAAATTCGCGTTCAATCACATCTCTAACACGATCTTCCATGTGTGGAAAATATTTTAAAAAACGCTGCCTGCATTTTTCGCTATACGGGTTCAGCACGATCTCCCCGTTTTTCGATCGGTCGCAAAATGCCCAGTTACCTTTTTTTGTGCGTCGATAAGATGTAATTTTGTAGATCATTTCTGGTTTTATGCGACTGCCTGTCCACGACCTTGCCGTCCGG